CAATGACTTATACTGCTTTTGACATTCATAGAACCCTTGTAGAACAAGAAGGATATGATCCTTCATCAAAAGAATATTATGATGAAGTAGATAAGCGAATAAGACTTGAATTCCCACACAAATTTGCTAATAATAAGGAATCTACAGCTGAGACTCCGGTCCAGACTGTTGCAAGTGCTAAACGTCCAGCCGCAAAAGGACGCAGAAAAACTGTGAAACTCACACCATCACAGGTAGCTATTTCTAAAAGACTAGGTGTGCCACTCGAAGAGTATGCGAAACAATTAGCCGCGAAGGAGGTATAAGCATATGGAAAAGAAAACGAATAAAAAAGCTTCCCGCGCGAGTCAGACTCGGGCTAAAACTGAAAAGCCTAAAGTATGGACTCCTCCATCATCACTAGATGCACCACCTGCGCCTGATGGGTTTAGACATAGATGGTTACGTGCGGAGAGTATGGGGTACGACGATACCAAAAACATCTCTGGCAAAGTTAGATCTGGATGGGAGCTCGTAAGAGCTGACGAATATCCGGACAGCGAGTATCCAGTTATAAGCTCAGGTAAATACGCAGGAGTCATAGGAGTTGGTGGCCTTGTGCTGGCAAGGATATCCGAAGAGCTCGCAAAGTCTCGTGAAGAGTATTTCGCAAAGAAAACTGCTGATCGAAACGAAGCAATTGAAAACGATGTCTTGAAGGAACAGCACCCAAGTATGCCGATCAATCAAGAGAGGCAGACTCGTGTAACTTTTGGTGGCTCAAATAAAGACTAGTCTTTGTTTAACCATCGATTTAATCAACTAACCCTTTAAGGAGGATAAGACTATGGCAAATATAAATGCCCCTTTTGGTTTTAATCCAGTTGAGAAGATCGGCGGAGGCGCTCCAGGAAAACTAGCTAGTTACACTATCGCTAATAATGAGGCTAACTCAATATTTCAAGGCGATGCTGTAATGAACGATTCAGGTAACGTGCAGCAAGGCGCTGCCGGTGCTAACGATCTAACTGGTGTTTTTTGGGGATGTAAATACGACGATCCTACAACTAATAAACCAACATTTAAAAATCAGTACGCACAAGTAGCAGCTGAAGCTGAAGCTTTTGTTTATGACGATCCATACCAAGTATTCGAAATACAAGGTTTAACTGGAACTCAGTCACAAAGATCAGACATTCAGAAATCAGCTGATATCGATGCTACTGACGGTTCAACAACAGACGGAGTAAGTGGAATGACTGTCGATCTGACTTCACTAGCAGCTGCTGGTGCAGAACAACTAAACATAATCGGTTTTGGTGGAAACGAAGAAAGAAACCAAATTGATTCTGATGGTTGTGCTGTCTATAAAGTCGTGATCAACATGCACACTTACGCCAATAATTAATAGCAGGAGGACATAAAAAATGGCTATATCAAGACAACAACTAGCTAAAGAGCTAGAGCCAGGTCTAAATGCATTATTTGGACTTGAGTACAAAAACTACGAAAATCAGCATGCTGAAATTTTCGACACAGAAAACAGTGACAGAGCTTTTGAAGAAGAAGTAATGTTATCTGGTTTCGACAAAGCAGGCGTTAAGTCAGAAGGCGCTGCTGTTGCTTACGACAACGCGCAGGAAACTTTCACTGCAAGATATCAACATGAAACTATTGCGTTAGCATTTAGCTTAACGGAAGAAGCGATTGAAGATAACTTGTATGACAAGATTTCTACTCGTTACACAAAAGCACTAGCACGTTCTATGGCTCAAACGAAGCAAACTAAAGCTGCGAATGTATTGAACAATGCATTTAAAGCTTCTGGTTACAACGGCGGTGACGGTGAGTCCCTAATTGGAAACGCTCACCCAACTATCGCTGGTAACTTAAGTAACAGACCAGCTACACTAGCTGACTTGTCTGAGACTTCTCTTGAGCAAGCAATGATCGACATTGCTAGCTTCAAAGACGAGAGAGGACTTAAGATTGCTGCAAAGGCAATGAAACTAATCATTCCTTCAGCTAACCAGTTCGTTGCTGAGAGACTAATGAAGTCTGCTAATCGTGTCGGCACAGCTGATAACGACATTAACGCACTAAGATCAATGGGAATGGTTCCTCAAGGTTATGTAGTGAATAACTTCTTAACTGACGATGACGCATTCTTCTTGAAGACTGACGTGCCTAATGGCTTGAAGCACATGGTCCGTGCGCCGATTAAAACGGCTATGGAAGGTGACTTCGAAACTGGTAATATGAGATACAAAGCCAGAGAAAGATACAGCTTCGGCTGGTCTGACTGGAGAGGTATCTACGGTTCTGACGGTTCTGCTTAATAAGTAGCACTGTTAGGTCATACCTAAATTAAGGGGCGCTTCGGCGCCCCTTTTTATTTGCAATCATAAAATTAAAAGCGTATATTCGAGGTACTGCACATAAAAACAGTTAGTATAGACGCGTGCAGTAGACAATTCTCAGGACTATACTAGCGGAAATAGGAGAAACATTATGGCTAATACAACATTTAGCGGTCCGGTCAGATCGGAAAATGGTTTTAAAACTATTATAAAAAACTCAGCTACTGGTGGTGTTACTAATGACATGACTTTATCAACCTACAGCACATCAATTACGATTGCTGCATCAGGAACAGATCATAAAGAAGCGTCAATTGGTATACCTTCAAACTTCATCCCAATGGGTGTTGCTATTACAGTAACAAGTGCAGCTGCTAACAACGTCAACTTAGTTGACATTGGAACAGATGCAGACACAGACGGGTTTGTTGATGGAATTGCTGTTGCTATCAATTCAACAGGTTTCAAAGGATTCTTTCCTTGCAACGGAGCTTTAGGAATGTCTGGTGGAGCAACAACTGCAGCTACTGAAACAGCTGACGAAGTTGAAGTTGTTATTTCAGGCACTGCTGGAGCAGGCGGAGTTATAGCACTTAAGTTTTTTGGTTTATCATCTGATTCACCAACAGCTTAATTATTAATTTAATGTGGGGCTTCGGCCCCACAAATTTAGGAGGATAATATTATGAGCGGTGGATCTTTTACATCTGATCAAAAGACGGCACACGCAACTGCTACTGGAGTTTTAGTAGGTGGGCCTTGTAGGGTTACATCTATACAAGCAAAAGGTAATGCAAGTGGTTCTGTTGTTTTGCATGACAATGCAACTACAGGTTCGGGTACATCTCATACTTTTCTTTTTGGAACAGAAGGACTAGAAGTTTATGTTCCTGGAAGCGGAATTAGAATGAGAAACGGTTGTCACTTAACAATCTCTGGATCAGGCGGCTGCACTATTACGTTTAACTAGGGGGATAAATGGCAACATCAGGAACAGCTACATTTGAAAGTAGCTTTGATATTGATGACATTATTCAGGAAGCCTATGACAGAATAGGTATAAATGCTGTTAGTGGTTATCAGTTAAAATCTGCAAGAAGATCTCTTAATATATTATTTCAAGAGTGGGCTAATAGAGGACTACACTATTGGCAAGTAGCTAATACTGATCTTGATTTAGTAGAAGGGCAAGCAGAGTATATTTTCTATAGAAACGCTACTGATGGTACAAGTGCAACTACTGCACCAACAAACGGTATATATGGCGTCCACGATATTTTAGAAGCTACTTATAGAACAGGAAGAGCAACTACATCACAAAATGATTCTGCCCTTACTAAAATAAATAGGTCTACATATTCTGGTTTATCTAACAAACTAAATAAATCTCAACCGACACAATATTATGTGCAAAGATTTATAGATAGAACAGTTGTAACTCTATACCCTACACCAGATAATACAGCCGCAGGAAATTTTGTTTCTCTTTATTATTTAAAACGAATACAAGACGTAGGAGCTTACCAAAACCAAGGTGATATTCCTTACAGGTTTGTTCCGTGTATGGTTTCTGGTTTAGCTTTTTATCTTTGTCAAAAAGAGAAACCAGAACTTTGCCCAAATATGAAATTGTATTATGAAGATGAACTACAAAGAGCTTTAACAGAAGATGGTTCTTCAAGTAGTACTTATATAACACCACAGGCTTATTATCCAAATGTCTAATTTTTCTACAGGTAAATACGCAAAAGCACTATCAGATAGAAGTGGACAAGAGTTTCCATATAGAGAAATGGTAAAAGAATGGAATGGTGCGTTTGTACATAAAAGTGAGTTTGAACAAAAACATCCACAATTAGTTCCTAGAAAATTTAGTGGTGACGCACAAAGTTTGCAAAATGCAAGACCAGATAGAACAGAACCGCCTGTTGCACGTTTACTAAATCAAGATTCTTTTTCAACAGCAGGCCAAGGAACAAATGTAATTACAGTCAAGGAAACAGCACATGGACGTTCTACAAACGATACAGTAAGATTTAGAGATGTATTGGCTTTTGACGGTATTACTAAAGAAAAACTAGAATTAGCAGTAGGCTATTCAATTACAAAAGTTGATGATGACTCATATACATTTGTTGTTAATACTGATACTGCTACATCTGGAAATAAAAGTGGAGGAGGTGGACTTTCATCAGCGGGTCCTGTAACATTAACACCATGACAACATACACAGAATTAGTACAACAAATTAGAGATTATACAGAAACAGATAGTGCTGTTTTGACAGATGCTATTTGTAATGATTTTATTGAGCATGCTGAAATACGTATATTTAAAGATGTAGATTTAGATTGTTACAAAGATGTTCAGAATGGTTCTACAGCAGCTAACAACAGATGGGTTCCTTTACCAGGACAAACCTCAGCAGAAGAAACACCTAGATTAACTGACATGACCACCATCAGATATGTTACTTTATATCTAGATTCAGGCACAAAAAAAAGATACCCGCTTACTAGAACTGATGCTGATTTTATGAATGAGTACTACGATACGCCAGAAACTGGCTCTACTTCTGTACCAAAATACTATGCACAGTGGGACCAAGGGACATTAGTTCTTGCGCCAACTCCTAATGCAATATATAAATTTGAGGTAGGTTTTACAAAATTACCTGCGGGACTATCTTCGTCTAACGCAGAAAACTGGGTTAGTGCAAATGCACCTAGAACATTATTGTATGCCTGTTTATGTGAAGCATTTAAGTTCTTGAAAGCTCCACAAAACCAACAAGTGTATGAGCAATCATATAGAGAATCTGTAACAGCACTTGCACAAGAACAAATGGGTAAGAAACGAAGGGATGAGTACAGGGACGGAGCTATTAGAATTCCGATACCTAGTGCTAATCCGTAATTAGGAGAAAACTATGGCAATATCACAAGCAGTTTGTAATGTTTTTAAAATGAACTTGTTAAAAGGCAACCATGATTTTGATGGAGGAGCAACTTACAAGATCGCTCTTTATACTTCTTCGGCTACCATGGGTGCAACTACAACACATTATGTTACTACAAACGAAATTTCTAACACATCAGGATCAGCTTATACAGCTGGAGGAAACACACTAGCTAACCCATCTGTAACAGGTGGTTCTGGAGTTACACCGGCGTATGTTGACTTTGATGATACATCTTGGACTAATGCATCTTTTACAGCTAACGGTGCATTAATTTATCGTTCAGATAACAACTTATCTAATACAGATGCAGTTGTTGTTTTAGCGTTTGGTGGTGATTTCACAGCAAGTAACGGAACATTTACAGTTCAATTCCCAACAGCGGGTGGTGGATCAGAG